TAAGGGGGCCAAGATCTCCATCGTATTGGAGTACCTGGTGAGCATACCGTCCACGGCCCCGGATATTGGTGGAGGTGGGCTTGGTCTCATCTATCCCCCGGAGTCCAAGGCGCTTGTGGCCAAGGCTAGCGCGGAACTCCCCGTCCAAACATGGGGAAACATTCCAGCGGGCGCCAATACCCGGGAGGCGATCAACCTCATCATGGACACCTTGGGATTGGAGTGGCGCGTCCACAATGGGGAATTTGTAGTGTTACGCGCGGGGGTTATCAATAAACCCGGACCCCTCATCCGTCCGGGGACGGGACTGATCTCCTACGAAAAACGCAACGATGGGGGGATCATTTTTTCCGCGCTGGCCAATCCGGAGGTGGAGCCGGGGATCCAGGTTTTCGTCCAAGATGATTTTGGAAAGCCTTTTGGGGAGCCGGTCTATAGGGTGGAGCGTGTCACCTTTGCCGGCTCCACCGCGGGGGATAGTTTGATGAACGTGCAAGCCGCAAAGGTGGTGACGCTCTAATGGGTAGCCGCGAAAACCGGACCGGGGTTTTTGAGCTTGGACAAAATCCGGAGCTTGCGGACCTTTTTCGTGTGGCTCTCCGCGGCCTCTCCCTCTCCCTCCGGACCCACACGATGGGGACGGTGGTGGCGTATAATCCGGCCACCCAACGCGCCACGGTCCGCGTGGACGTTTTGCAGGTTATCAAAAATCTAGCGATCCCCCCCTCCGCGGTGGATCCCAACCCCACCTCCACGCAAGCTCCGGTGATCCTCACCGATATCCCCGTCGCTGGCCCCCGGTCCGGTGGCGGCTATCTCACTTTTCCCTTGGTCCCCGGGGACACGGGGGAACTCCACGTCCAAGACCGGACCCTCCAACAATGGACGGCGCTTGGGCAGGCCACGGACCCCGTGGGGGCTTTCACTCACTCCCTAGCGGACTCCATATTTCACCCCAATGTCCACGCGGACACGGACCCAATAGTCCCACCCACGGACCTGACGGCCGCGGTCCTCCACCATGACCTCCTCATCAAATTGGGACGCGCGGCCGCGCTAGGTGTCGCACGGGTGACGGACACCACGTCCCCCGGCGCGTCCATGGCTTTGTGGGAGTCTCAGGTCACGGCCGCCTTGGTGGCCATGGCGGCCCTTTTCAACGCGGCCCCGGGCCCGATACTATCGGCCGGCCCGGGGACGGTCCCCGTTTTTCCAACCAACCCACCCGCGGACTTGGGAGTCATAGCCACCGCGTCCGCCAAGACTCTCACGGAGTGACCTATGGATCTCAAATTGACGGATTACGATCTAGACCTCACAAATGGGGAGCTTTCATTTGTGACCGGCCGCGATGCAATCGCGCAAGACGTCCAAATGAGCCTCCGAACATGGTTGGGGGAGACCGTCTATGACACCACCGCGGGGGTCCCTTGGCTCCAAGTGATCTTCAAAGGGAAAAATCCCAACCTTGATTCCGTCAAATTCATCTTGGAACAAAATATCCTCCGGAGGCCGGGAGTGACCGGGGTGGAACTCACCCTTGACTTTGACCGGGACGCGCGCGTCCTCAATGTCTCCGGGACCTTGGAGTCCATTGAGGGTGAAATTGATTTCTCAGAATTGATTGAGGTAACACCATGAGCCTTGCACTAACCCCGGCCGGCCTCTCCACCCAAACCCAAGCGGAGATTGTGGATGAACTAACCGCGAAGATCCGCTCCACTTTTGGGAACAACACCAACACCTCCACCGCATCCATAATGGGCCAATTGGTCAATATCGTGGCGGAGTTTCGCGCGTTTGATCAGCAAATTCTATTGGCGGTCTATCGTGCCTTTGACCCTAACTCCGCGGTAGGTGTGGCCCTAGATCGTTTGGCCGCGCTCACGGGGTCCGTGCGCAAAGGCTCCACCGTCTCCGTGGTGGACGTGGTGATCTCATTTGTGGGCCCGGGGATCGTAAACAATGGGGACCTATTCCAAAACGATGACACCTCCACCCAATGGGTGGCCACGGGTGGACCCTACGCGGACACGGGTGGACCCTATCCGGAGGCCGTGGCGGGAGTTTTCGCGGCCGTAGATCCCGGCCCAACGCTAGCCAATGCGGGGACAAATTGGTCTTTGGTCACCGTCAACGCGGCCGTGGGTGGTGTCACCAATCCCGCGGATGATGCGGACCCCGGCCGGCTCCAAGAGACGGACGTTGATTTCCGCATCCGGCGCCAAGTGGAGCTTTTCGGAGGGAATGTTGGCGGCCTTGCGGCCATTCGCGCGGTGGTCTCCCGTGTGGATGGGGTCACCTCCGTCCGCGTCTATCATAACCCCGCCACCCCGGGAGTGGACGCGGACGGAATCCCCTTCAAGGCGGCCAACGTGGTGGTGGAGACAAATCCCACCCCTCCCCCGGTGGCTTTGCAAGAGGCTATCGCGGACTCCATACTCTCCTCACTTGGCGCAGGTGGTGAGGCTTTTGGGACGGATTTCTCCCTCACGCGTCCGGACTCTGAGGGGGTCCTCCAACCCGTGGCCTTTGATCTCATTTCTGAGGTGGACGTTTTTGTCAAAATCACGGTGGACACCACCGGGACGGAGCAAACGGTCTCCACCAATCTCGCCACCGTGGTGGCGGAGGCCATCTTGGAAAAGGCCCAAGCGGATTTCTCCGGGATTGGTCAAAATCAATTGGCCTTCCAATATTCCGCGGTGGTCTCCGAACTCCAAGAGAGCGGAGAAATTTCCGGGGTGGTGAGCGTCTTGGTGGAACTCTCCCGCGTGGCCTTGGTGGGGCCCTATGCGGACCCGGTGGAAATCGGAATCCGGGAGCGGCCCTCCTTTGAGTCCGTCAACGTGGACGTGGTGGTCCTACCATGAAATGGGGAGAGCTTTGGAGTCTTTGCTCCCTTTGGGGATTGGGCTCCGGGACCGGGCCAAAGGAATTTTGCGCCTTGGCGGATGAGCGCGTCCTCATCCAAATGGATGATGAAACGTCCAACCGCAAATTCCGGGACCTCATTTGTATTTTTGTGGAGGGCCTTGGACACTTCGCGGACGTGGCCCAAGACGTTAGCTTGGGTTTTGATGTCACCACGGCCACCGGACAACAATTGGATTTCATTGGGGCCGTGGTGGGCCTCCCGCGCCAAGGATACCCGGACGCGCGCTACCGTGTTTTTTTGGAGATCCAAATTGATCTCATCCTCTCCGCCATCCGAGAGGACGCCAATTGGACCGGGACGCACAATAACATTTTGAAAATTGCGCGGACCTTCGTGGGACCTCTGGCTCCGCCGATCACTCTTTCCAATCTCCCCCCCTACTCTTTTTCGTTGGATGTCCCCGGCTTGGTATTGTCGGAACTCCTGATCCTGGTGAATTTTATTTGTGTGGCCCTCTACGCGGGGGTCTTGGGCCAAATCACTTTTGTCTTGGCCGCGGACTCACTTTGGAATTCGGATTCCGTGGTGGTCCCAAGTGGGGGGGATTGGTGTTCCGATTCCGTCCCCGTGGTCCCGTGTGCCACTTGGTCCCTAACTATTCCGATCGGCTCTCAACCTTGCGGATGATTTCTCATGGCAATTAAACCAAGCGCCACTTTTACCCACGCCACAAACCTCAATTTTTCGTTAGGTCCCGCGGTTGGTTTCCCAACCAAACTCCCGGTCCCGGATATCCCCAATGGGTACGTCCCTGGGACCGGAGTGAGCGCGGAGCAAGTCAATCAACAATTCAACATCCTTGGAGATTGGTCCGGGTGGCTTGCGGCCGGGTCCAATCTCCCCGGCTTGGACGCTCATCTCATTGAGACGGACGCGCTTGGAGTGTCCCGTGTGGCCTCCACCGTCTTGGGTGGGACCGCGGGAGGAGACGGAGCTTTGGTGGTTAGCACCAACGCGGGAGCCACCGCTTTCGCTGGTAGTTTCACAAATATCGCGGGAGGCTTTGCAATCACGGCCACCGCGTCCGGAACACTTGCGGCCGTCCGTGGCACCAACACGGGGACCGGCGCTGGGGTGGAGGGGGTCCACACCGGGGTGGCTGGCCCGGGAGTCTCCGGGACGGGTAACCTAACGGGCCCGGGAGTCATTGGGGCCGGAGGGACGGACGGGAATGGAGTCGAGGGGGACGCCACCGGAAACGGCCACGGGGTTGAGGGTACTTGTCAGATCGGATCTTTTGCCGGGTGTCACGGGGTGGGCTCCGCGGCCAATCCGGGGACCTTTGGCGTGCTAGGTGAGACCACGCAAGGGGACGGGGTGGGGGTGGCCGGCTTCAACCTGCAAGCCGGAGCGGACCCCTCCAATTTCACACACTCC